AGTGAATACATCTCTAGCTCGTAATTCTTCTTTTCCGTTGTTTTTTCTAATATCTAACAAATCTATAATATCCTTATGCCAAGGTTCGATATATATTGCAGCAGCACCAGGTCTTTTACCTTGTTGATTAAAGAATCTAAGTGATTCATTAACAATCTTAACGTATTTTAATAATCCACCAGCGTTTCCACCAGACTTTGCTATTTTAGATTCTTTGCTTCTAATGTTACTTAATGATAAACCAATACCAGCCGCATCTGATGAATATACTGAAATATCTTTTAATGTATTTAAAAGACCATTTCTTGAATCACCATTATTATAAACAAGAACACATGATGCTAATTGTGGGTTATGTGTTCCACTATTGATTGTTATTGGTGTTGCTGATGAAATTAGTTTATTGGATAACTCATGATAATAATCAATTGCGTCCTCAAATGAATTGGTTACCCACAAAGCAACTCTCATATACATATATTGTGGTGTTTCCACCAATACACCATCCGAATTCTTTAGAAGGTATGTTTCTTGTAATGATTTCCAACCAAAATAATCAAAGTTAAAATCTCTATCATGTACTATAGCAGACTCTACTTTGTCAACACCATATTCTTCAATAATTTCAATTAATTTTGAATTTACAACCTTGCTTTCAGATAACTTTATCATGGTTCCATAAAAACCATCTTTTATTGATTTCTTGTAAGATGATATAGCTATATTGGCTGCTAATAAACTATAATCATAATGGCTAGCTGTATATGAAAATGCTAATCCAGCTGCTGCCTCGTCAATTTGACTTGTTTTAACAATCCCTTCTGTTGGCATTGCAGTCATTACATTGATAGCTATTGTGTCTACATTTACTTTTAAACCTTTTGCTGCTTTACGAATTCTATCATGTATTTTTTTTGGGTTAAATGCAACATAACCACCATCTCTTTTTTCTATTTTAAGCATATTATTAAAAATCTTCGCTAAATGTTATTTTTTCATCTGTCTTGGCTTTTTGATACTCCAAACCTCTTCTTTCAAAAAAATTAGTCTTACTCTCCATTGCTATTTGTTCCATAAACTTAAATGGTTGTTCACTATTAAAATGTTTCTGACAATTCAACTTATATAATAGTTGGTCGACAACATATTCTAAATATTGGTTCATTAAATTAGAATTCATACCAATTAATGAAACAGATAACGCATCTGTTACAAATTGTTTTTCAATCTCTAACGCAGATAATAATATTTCTTTTATTTTTGCCTCTGAAGGTTTATTTTCAATATGATTATTTAATAAATGAATTGCAAAATCACAATGTAAATTCTCATCTTTGAATATCAGAGCATTTGCTGATGATAATCCTGGTAATATACCTCTAGATTTTAACCAAAAAATTGATGTGAATGACCCTGAAAAAAATATACCTTCTACAGCAACAAATGCAATTAATCTTTCAATAAATGATTCAGATGAAATCCATTTTAAAGCCCATTCAGCTTTCTTTTTAACTGCTGGTAGTGTTTCAATACCATTAAATAATTTATTTTTTTCTTCAGTATCCTTAACATAGGTATCTATCAATAAAGAATAAGTTTCTGAATGAATATTTTCCATCATTATCTGAAAACCATAGAAAAACTTAGCTTCGGTATATTGAACTTCATTAATGAAATTCAAAGCAATGTTTTCGTTAACTATACCATCACTTGCAGCAAAAAAAGCTAATACATTTTTTATAAAGTATTTTTCATTATCAGTTAAATTATCCCATTGACTTATATCTTCTGTTAAATCAATTTCTTTTGCGGTCCAAAAAGCATTTTCATGTTGTTGGTAAAACCCCCATATATCATTATGTTCTATAGGGTATAAAACAAACCTGTTAGGGTTATTGGTAAGTATCTTCTCCATCTTCTTTTTGTGTTGGTTTTAAATTATCTAAAAAATTCTTCATTTTGGATTGTTGCAAAATTTGGGTTACTCTATTAATAGCATTTTTATCTTTTGATTCACCCATTTCTTTGTTTGTCTTTGGCTTAACGTTACTAGTTATTTCGATTTGAATTCTTGAATTATCAAATTTGATATTCTCAAATATAGTACCTGACTTACCAAACCTAGATTTAATAATAGCTATATTAGCTAACGCTTCATCCATTTGGTCAAGTGTCTTGGCAATTGATACAATAAAGTGTCCTATTTGAGCTTTCTTAATAGACCCACCCATTTTCTTACCATCAACAACTTCAGCACCAACACCTTCTCTGTTTGATTGTACAGCAGTCCAAGCCACAAAGTTAAATTCTGATGCCATTGCCTCATATTGACGCATAATCTTACCCTCAGCAACATTATTATCTGATTCGTTTGATGATGATTGAACCACATCAATGTAGTCTAATATAACTATGTCTGGTTTAAACCCATCCGAAATACATTTCTTGATGTATTGCTTTATGATTGGCATTGTAGTTGAATCGCTTGGGAATTTCTTTAACTTAAGAATTCCAGGTGCCGAATCTTTAAATTCAGCCAAAGCTGTTAATTCTTCTTTATGGTCTTTGAATGAATTTAATTCATGACCAGACCAACAAGCTAAGTGTTTTCTCCAAATAGCCTTTGGCATGTCTTCAAAGAATATTTGAAGTACATTATATCCCAAGTCTTTTGCTGTGTTAGCAACCTTGGTTAAGAACGTTGTTTTTCCCACCCCAAATGGAGCCAAAACAATACCTAATTCACCTCTACCAAGTCCACCATCCATAATTATATCCAAACCTAATATTCCAGTTGGAATTGGTGTCCTATAATCATCTGCTAATATATCGTCAATATCGCTAAGGCTTACATCTTCATTTTGATGTAAACCATAATCTAAGGCTTTCTTAAGAATCTCTTCACATTTTGAAAAATCAGTTAATTCACCACTTTCAATTATCTTCTCTATTTCTAAAGTTGCTTTTCTTAACTCTTGTCTTTTACAAAAGAGCATAGATGTTTCTTGGATGTATGGAGCATCAATAACTCCAATATCTTCAACCTTTTTTAAGGTGCCAATTAATAAATCTCTTTCAATATCATCATTTGCTAATGATAAAATCCTACTTCCTAAACCAGATAAATCTGGAGTTGTTCCATACTGGTCATATGCGTCTTTTATTACCGCAACAATTATTCTTAGATTTTGGTCTTCAAAAAAATTAGGATTAACAATATCTAAAATATCATCAGCAAATTTCTTATCAATTATTAGTTGTAACACAAATTTTAATTGAAACTCAAACCCTAAGAATGCTAAATTATTTTTATCAATTTTACTCATTCTTTATGTTTAAATAAATACAATTAAAGTGTTACTTGAGCGTAATTTTTTTTATATTCTTTTTGACTAAAAAAACTCCTAATTTCTGACATAATATCTGGAACTAAATCTTTTATATTCACTTGATATCTAACCTTTGGTGGGAACCAAGAACCTGAGAACTGACCTTTTGTCACAATTTTTTTATCAACAATAATTTCAAATTGATAATTATCTTCTTTATCAACACCTCTATAAATTTCTGAATTTGTTTCTGAGTATGGGTCATAATTTGACCATAAATATTCTAATGATTTATTCTTTAAATATTCTGGTATAATACCTAAATGACCATCTTCTGATTCTGTGTTAATAATGTTAAACATTAATTCCCTTAATTCCAATGATTTTAATACATTTGGGTTATAATCTCTAACGTTAAATAGTCTCTTACAAATGACTTTATCATTAATGTAAAATCCGAATTCGAACCTTTGTTCTTCTGTTTTTTGTGTTTCTCTGTTATTCATAATCTGTTGTTTCTTTTAATTCTCTGTCAATATATTTTTTAAAAGGTAATAAATATTCTGGATACCTATTTTGACCTATCATTCTTTCTAAACCATCTACTTTAAACCTTTGTAATACATTTTTTAATCCTCTATCTGTTTCAGATAATTCACCATCAATTAATTCATGTAATGCTTCTTTTGCTGACTCAGTTATCATAGGGTTCAACAAATTTACTAATAAATTATTTATTTCATACAACTTATTACCTTGTACCCCGTCATTTATTCCGTTTATTATATTTGTAAGTGCTTTTAATGGTTTTTTTTTATTAGCTAATCTAATGGTCTCCTGTTCTTTAGCTAAAATAATGATATCGTCTAGTGAAAGAACCTCCGTTTTTAAAGTTGGAAATAAATTCAAAAGGGTTTGCAACTTAACACCCTTAACACCAACTATAGTGTCTGAAGTGTCGCCAATTATTGTTTTTATTAGTGCGGCATTTTTATAATGATAACCAAAATTATCAAAATAATTTTCAGTATCGATATACTTTTTTAAATCACAAAAATAAATTCTTACATTAGGTGAAATGAGCTGACACATATCCCTATCGTTTGTACATATAGTTATGTTTTCCTCATCTTGCTTTAAGCCACAATAATATGCGATAAAATCGTCAGATTCAACTACATTATCTTGTAATTGTCTAATGAATAAATCTTCTAAATAATTTCTTATTATAGCTTGTTGTTCTACTTCTGATTGTTCCTTTGGTTGACTACCGTTAATATAGT